TGATAACACGTATGCCTTTGAGGAGATGAGCGCGGAAGCGGCTACGTTCGGGTTTCTAAAGGTATCTGAAGCATTCGGGGGTATTATTGCCTCCGCGCTTCCAATGCTTGGAATGGATACAGGGCAGGACGCGGGAAAGCTGGACATTAAACAGCTTGCAAGCGTTCTTGATGTTGATTCACTTCAAAAAGCGTTAGTTGGTGCGGCATCTAGCATTAACCCCGCCAAGATCAAGGCGGTTATCGATGAAGTATTACCGACGATCTTTGTAACAAAAGACAGCGAGCAAAATGGCCACCGTTGCGGGTATGATGACTTTCGCGGAAAGATCGGAATACTTTATAAAGTGGTTGCCTGCGCCCTTAGGTTCCATTACTCAGATTTTTTCACCGGCATCTTCCAGAGTGGGGCGGAAGCTCTGGGGGAACAGGATGCCTGAAAATAGAATTCCCTACTCCGCCAAACATAGACTGGTTTTTATTCCGTCCCTGTTGCTCGACTCCTCCCCTGTGTTTACGCAGGGAGCTCAGGGACGGAACCTATTCGATTAACGATCTCGCAGATTTTCACGAAGCTCTAGACTTGAGGGACGAAGTAGAGCGAAGGTTTGCGGTTGCGCAGAAGGCGGTAGACGATGGCAACGGTTCTTGAAGAGCTATTGATTAAGGTCGGCGTAGAAGTCGAAGAGAAGGAGTTGAAGAAATTCAACGACGCTTCTCGAAAGACCGTTGAAGTCCTCAACAAAGTTGCGCTTGCTGGCGCGGCGGCGGCTACGGCAATCGCCGTGTACTCTATTAAAATGGCTCAGGGCACGGATGCAAGTATGAAGTTTGCCCGTTCTACTGGAATCGCAATCGGTACAATTCAAGAGTTAGAGTTTGCGGCGCAGAAAGAAGGCGCGGGAGCTGGCGAGCTAACGAGTACACTTAGAGGTCTTACTGGAATAATCGGACAGCTAGGAATGGGACAAGGGCCGCATCAGGCAGTTAGAATGTTAGGCGGACTTGGACTAACGATAGACAATCTTAACGACGGGACCGTAAACGCAGTAGACCTTCTCGAACGATTGGGAGATGCCGTACAGGGAATGCCGCCCGCCCGTCAAATGGTGTTACTGGGAAATTTAGGAATTTCTGGAGGAGTTTTACAACTACTACAACAGGGACGGTCTAGTATATCCGATTTAAGAAAAGAGGCTCGAGGCCTTGGAATAGAAACAGAAGGGTTCGCGAAGAAAAATGAAGCGTTAAACGACAGGCTGCTTACACTTAAAAGAATAGTCGCATTTGCTCTTATTCCATTACGGCAAGAGTTTATGAAAATGGTTAAAGACTGGCTTCCAAAATTTGTAAAGTTAGTAAAGAGAATAACAAGATTCCTCCCTCAACTTGCTAAATTGGTAGGAGTTCTAGCGGCGTTGTTCGTAGTGTCGAAAATTGTTGCGTGGACTACCGCAATCTTTAGGGCTATAAAGGCCGTGTGGGGGCTCGTGGCGGCGTTTAAAGCACTAGCCATAGCAAAGGGTATAGGAAGCGCGGCTGGTATCGCCGGGGCCGTGGGCGGATCTGTTATTGGAGGCGGGGCGGTTGGAGCCGGGGCTGGCGCAACCATAGCGGCTGGTGCGGGTGCATTGCTCCCAATAGCGGCAATTTTGGCAACCGTAGCCACGGGCGCGTTTGTTATTAAGCAGGCCGTTGACTCAATAAAGATCCAGCGTAGTAACTCACGCATGGCGGCTGAATCATCTGGCAAATATCGGAATTTTAACAATAGCGAAAACATGACATTTAACATAACCGGAGCGACAGACCCGAAAGCGGTCGGGCGTGAAGTTGCAAAGGTTATCGACTCAAGGAACAGAAACAGCATTAAAACCGCACAGTCTGGTATATTCTGATGGAAGAAAGAAAAATAGAGTTTACGGAAAAGCTTTTCCCGACGGTCATTTACGGGTTTGACGGGGCCGGTAACGATAAATACATGGAGATTGACGCCGCAGTTTTGGAAGATCACGCGGCATCTGTTCGATTTACTGAGCACCCAGTAGAGTTCGGTGCAAAAATATCAGACCACGGAATTATACAACCGCGCACGTATACGCTTAGCGGAAGGGTTGCAACAATATCTATGAGTGACGCTAGGTCAGCCAAAACAGGCCCGTATTCTCCAGCTTTTGGGGATGTGTTGCGCGGATCGTTGAATAGACCGCCGCTGGCGTGGGAAAAGCTTCAGGACTTGATGTTTGCAAGAAACATCGTAACAGTGGAAAGCAACCTGAAGGTTTATGAAAATCTTGTCCTCGAGTCAATTTCTACAGAACAGAATTGGCAGACATCCAGGGTGTTAGATTTTGAGGCCACTTTCAGAGAGCTATTTGTAGTAAAAGCCCCGCGAATAAACGTTGATCCAAACGACACCTCGCCAGAGGAAGAAGAGCCTGAACCTGCCGAAAGCGTATTTTACGATGCAAGTCCAGAAGTTGACGCGGGAGAACAAGCCCTAACCCTACAGACTACCTTTGACACAAACAACGCGTTCATAAGCAGAAACGAAGTTTTTCAAGTTGAAAGTCCTTAATAATGGCCCCTACATTCATACCAATTAAAGCTGATATTCCGTCGCAATCTTTCACGGTTGTTCTAAATGAGATTTCATACGGACTTACAGCGAAGTGGAATGACCGTGCTCGGTTTTGGACGCTGGACATTGCCGATGAAAACGATGTTACACTGATTAGCAACATTGCGTTAAAAATAGGAGTGGACCTTTTAGAGCCTTTCAATTTAGGAGTGGGAAGTATCTACGCCTATAATCTTTCTAGCACAGGCGTTGAAATGTCTATTTCAAATGTTGGAACCGATGCCGTTCTTGTCTACTTGGAGCCAGACGATGAGTAAGCAATTCAACAGAGTTGTAAAGGTAGAAATAGAAAGCAACTTCCCAACGAGCACGGGAGAATCCAAAATTGACCTTTCCGCATTGCGTACTGTGTTTAATGTTAAAAACGACATATCAAACTTCGCAAACCTTGGATATATAGAAATCTATAACCTAGCAGAAAGCACTAGAAATTTAATATCTGAAGAATATCAGCGCATAAGGTTAAGCGTTGGATACGGTGACGAAGCGGGGCTTTCAGTCTTGTTCGACGGAGAAATAAGAAACGTTTTCCACAGGCGCGTTGATGTTGACATAATCACAGAACTTTATTGCGCTGACGGTGATTCCTATTTGCGCAAGTCGATAACGCGCCGGTCTTCAGGTGGCGACAAAACTCTCGGCCAGCTAATCAGAGAGCTTGTATCGGATCTAAAAGATACAAAAGGTAAGAGTATTGCGATAGGAGAAATAAATGTCGTACTAGACTTCGTTAAAATCAAAGGAATCACATTCTGTGAGACTACGGCGGGAACACTAAACAGCCTCGCGGCCTCGTATAATTTCAACTGGTTTATAGAAAATCGAAAGTTCTACGCCGTCTCAGCAAACAGGGTTCTTGAGAATCAGGTAACATCTATAATTTCACCGCAATACGGAATGATTTCTTCACCCGTTTTAACCGATATCGGAGTTGACGTTAAGACGTTGCTTAATCCATCAGTACGACCCGGGCGAAAGATTAAAATCCAGTCAGCCGGAACTAAGGTTGCATTAGGGGCTCTATACTTCGAAAACGTAAGCAAAACGCTTGGAGAAGGTGAGTATAAGGTTCTGCGCGTAACTCACACGGGAGATACTCGCGGTGATGAATGGTACAGCGATATTGAAACGTTCAGAGATTGGAAGTCGCAATGAGTCAGCCGTTTGCACAGCCATCAGACGTTGAGGTCATTCGTGTTGCGGTAGATAATGCACTGAATGAAACGCATACCTGCCTTCCCGCTATCATAGAATCGTTTGATGCAACAACGCAGACTGCGAAAGTAAACCCGTCTATTCGGCGTATCGTATACAACGGAGATAAGATCGTCATTCCGCCGATTATAAACGTTCCTGTAGTTTTCCCATCTTCAGGCGGGTACAGCATAACGTTTCCAGTTGCGGCTGGCGACGAGGTGCTCCTTGTGTTCTCGGAGCGTTCGATTGATATGTGGCTACAGTCTGGAGGCGTCCAAGATCCTTTAGACCGCCGAAAACATGATTATTCTGATGCAATCGCCATCATCGGATTACACAGCGCCCAAAAAGCGATTAGCGATTATTCAGACGACGGCCTTGTAATTCGCTCAGACGACGGAACGGAAAAAATAACCCTGTCTCAGGGTAGTGTAGACATTGACATCGCGGGAACCGGAGGAGCAGTCTACAATTCAGATGGAAGCGTGGTGTTTAAAAACGGGGCTATCATTACGGCTCTTGGCGGATTTATTAACGGTCCGCGTTCCGGGTCAATTCCGTTAGATGGCCACAAGCATTTGGCGGGTACGCCGCCAGGGGATACCGGAGTATCGAAATTATGATAAGGCGCGAATTTGATGTAAACGGAGACTACGCGATAAACCGATTCGTTACGGAAAGCCCCGCAACAATTCAGGCGGTAACAACACGTTTGCGTCTATTCAAAGGCGAATGGTTCTTGAATCTAAACAGCGGGGTTCCGTGGTATCAGCGCATTTTTGTTAAGCCAGCCCGTTTAAACGAAGTTGACCGAATCATAAGAAATAAGATTTTGCAGACAGAAGGCGTTTCAGGTCTATCTTCGTTTGACCTTAATTTTGACAGCACAACTCGAAAGCTATCGGTCGAGTTTACGGCAGAGACAATTTACGGCGACGAATTCGAAGACGTTATAGGACTCAATCCTTTGGGAGTTTAAGATGGGTGTATTTTCAGACAGCGGATATGTTAGAGAGCGGCTCGATGAGTGGCAAACGAAGTTAAAGAACATTTACTACTCTATTTTCGGTAGCAACGTTGATCTTTCAGACGATACGCAAGACGGACAATTGATAGGTGCAAATGCCGAAGCGTTCAGCGATCAAGATCAGCAGGTGGAACTTATCTCTAAAGTGTGCGACCCCGCACAGGCGCAAGGCTCCTATCTTTCGACGCTCGTGAAGATCAATGGCATTTCTCGTAACGGCTCGACAAGTTCGACCGTCACGCTCACGATTACAGGGACTGACGGCACAATCATTTC